CGCCGTATCTGCGTACTTGAGGTAGAGCGGTTGCTGGACGACGGTCACGGACTCGCCCGACGGTTTCATGGTCTTCGGGTCGAACGGCGTCAGCGCTACGGTCATCAGTACGACGTCGGTGTCTAGCATCTCAGCCCCCCCCAGCCGAGCGCGTGCAGGACGCAACTCCAGAGGAACAGCCCGCAGAACAACTGCAGGAACCCAATCACGAACGATTGTACGGTCATCTCGACCTCCTCGGCCTTCCGCCTACCTGCGCCTTGTCCAGTAATACCCGCCGCCTCCCCCGAACAGCAGGATCAAGACGACGGTAACCAGGATTGTGCCTATATCCACAACGGTCTCCTTAATTAAACGCAATTGCCATCGCCCCAGCAGCGATGACTACCGTATCACTCAGAGCTGGTGCTCCGTAACCATCCAACGTACCGTAAGCAATCAAGTTGCCAGTCGTGGACGCATCCCAGACTCCGAAGTGAGAGATCTTATCCCAAGCTCCGGTCGGGGTTGGGAACTTTACCGCCGCCGAGTTCTTTGTTGAACCTGAACGTACTACATCAAAGTCCGTTGCCATTCTCACATAGTTATTACCAGACAGCTCTCTCCCATTTCCTTCGTCGATAGGGTTAGAACTGTGAAGAGAGGCATAGACTGTTGCCGGCATGGCTGGATTAGCTCCACCAAGTAGCCAGTCGAGTAGTGTGTTAGCCCCCCAAGTACCGAGAATGCCCTTACTTATAGAGATCTTAACCTCTCCAGCGACCACAGCTAAAGCACGATCGTAGGCCCTTGAGACCTCAAACGGGCAGCCAGCAGTATAGTTGCCGTTGGTTAAGTCATCAAAAACCACGAAATGGGTAGCAGTTCCTGGTAGACCAGCTGGAGCAGGAAAGTTCATCACCCCCTTATTAACTGCAACACGTTGGAACGCAACATCAAAGTCGATAGGCTGCCGTTCATAATTAGCATCAACAACTTCGGAACCATCAGTAGCGGGATCCCCAGTGAATAGAGCTAGATACCATCCACTAGGGCGAGAGTCAAAGTGACCGAGCAATGAGTTGAGCGCCAAGTCCATAGCATAGTCGCTTATTGATCCCATATAGTACCCCTAGGCGTCTTCTAGTACCGGCTTATCCTTATCGTCCCACTTGATCCAATATAGACCGTCACGGTCAACATCTATAGGTAGCCCCTGACCATGCCGATACGGAACAAGTCCAGCACCCGCGAGAACCTTGCTGCACAGCTCCTCTCTCGAAGATGAAGAAATAGCCCAGATAAAGCAGCCCTGCTTTATTCCATCGTCGATATCACGAGACATTCCATCTTCAGAAGAAACAAACTCAACTTCCTCTCTCGGATTGGCTACTAGCAGAGCATTAGGAATCGGAAGAACCTTTCCAGGTGCTACCTCTACTGCTCCCTGTAGAATCAAAACGAAGTTGTCAAGCTCTGATATATTTGGATACTTCCCTTCCAACCATACCTTGAGCTGCGGTAGCTTACCTAAGAGTTCTAGTATCTTTTCTACAACGTTAAGGTCTACATGATATGCAGTAATCCTATCAAATCCGTTGTTAGTCCAGACCTTGTCGTGCCGTGCCTTCTCCTCAATTACTAAGGAGGCCATCTTCTCATAGTTCATGCCTACTTCTCCTTCTTCTCTTCTTCAGTAGGAATGCTAACATCTTCGCCTAGTGCTACCGTTAGTGCATCTTCTCCTTCAGTAGTGCTAGGAGTCTTATCCAAAAACGCCGCTGCTCCCATTAGAGCCGGGACTAGTGCAAACACCGAAAACATTACCCAAGGGACAACATCACCAGGGTCGGCGGTCTGGGTAAAGGTTAGATATAAACCCTGTACCGCACCTATATATGTTGCAAAGAAGAGCAGTATACCTTTGTACAGATATCTACGATTTATAGTACCACCTCCTCAAGCATCTTGACTCAATCCTTCACACTACTCATTCAACAATCCGTCGCCTATTAAGAATATCCAAAATTAGGATTATCAGAGCGACAACCAATAGTAAATGGATGATTCCACCACCTACTCCTGTACCAAATCCGAGCAGCCACAGGACTAGCAGAATAAGAATAAGCGTAGTCATTTATCCAGTCCTCCTATCCTAGTCCCCACTTGAACAGCGTCACCACAATCCCGATCACAACTCCAAGCGCCGCTAAGGCTGCGAACATATTGCCACGAGTCATTGCCCCACCAGCCAGCAGTCCTTCGGACTTGTTCATACGGTCGGTCAGGGCGGTGATCTTCTCGTCCAAGGACGAATGCCCAGCCGCGTACTCGCCGCGCGTGAGGAACGACCTCTGCTGCTCGCCCAAGGTGGTGATCTGCGCCTGGAGACCGGACAACCCGGAGATGTACTCATCGCGGGATACGTTGTTCGCCTGCGAATCTTTCAAGGCATCCCGAAACTCGTTCATCCCGGCGAGTCGTTCGTTTGTTGCAGCCATGGCCGCCGAGCCCGCTCGCTGTGCTGCCTCGAACTGGTGCTCCAGGTCGGTTTTTAGCGCTGTGAACCGCTGGTCCAACTCGCGCTCCAAGCCGGCGATTTGCTGGTCCATGGTTACCTGCAGACTCTCGACGGTCCAACCCTGATTCTCTGGCATTTCAGCCTCATTCTCCATCTTTGACTCCAAAATAGTGTGCGATCTTTTCGTTAGAACCGGGCATCACCGTCTCTTTCATGCTCTCCTACTACAGAGACCTTACTACTAAGAGAATTCTCTATCTTATATATTCCACAAGTTTTCATTAAGTCACTCTACTTTTCGTCTTGAGGGAATCCCTTCCACCCCCTCCAGACCAAATCTTTCTCTCTACGAAATTCTCTGCTTAATCCTGCCCCGTAATAGGAGTGGTCATTAGTTCGTAAGGCTGGGTCCCAGTCGTAACCAAGACCTCCAGTGTAAGCAGACTCACCACCAGTTAGAACCAAAGCTAGGGCGTCTAGTTCACTTTTGAGGTACTTAGTCTCATATTCATCATAAGCCCCGATCAGTCCATCGTAGTTACTGACTAAATAGTCACCAAGACGAACATTGCGACCATAATAAGGATCAACGACTGCTCCTAGTTCTTCACCTCTATACTTAAGAATCCCATAGAGTAGACTGTAACGACGAGCCATTCTCTGGACTTCTTCAGTTGCTACAGTGGAGATCGTCGTACCAGATATAACCCAGGTAATATCATGACCTCCTTCAGCTAGAAGATCCGTAGCCCTTTGAGAGCCTAACCACAGATAGTAGTAAGCCTCAGCCTCTGGAATTTGGTAGGGGAAAAGCGAAGCAGAAACTAGGGAAGGACTATAGGGTCCAGAGGCAGAGTAGACGACCTCCCCAGGCCCCCAATCTATCGCTCTTCCGTTCTCATCTTGAAGGTTGTTTAAGTAGAGATCATACGTCATATTGGTGGCTAGAGTCATCGCGGTCTGAGGCGTCCAGACTAGGACATTTTCCCCTACCGCCCAAGTACCATACCATGGAGTAGAAGTTCCGTCTGTATCAGGAATACCTACAGAAGATCGAACACGCCAATACTCTGTGGTGTAGTTATAGACAGATGTAGTACCAACCGTAAGTGATGTATAAGATGGAGTAACTGGAGTAGCGGAGAGGTGAATAGTAATTTGAGAGACACTATACAGAACTCGTTTATCCGCAGGCTCAAAATAATTGATGTAGAACGAGTCTGCCGCTGTCGTCGTCGGCAGTGTTCCGTAGTAGAAGTCCCAAGCCCCCGTCCACTCAGAACCTACACCTCGCACTCTCCAGTAATGAATTGCATTACTAACCAGTGGAGTAGTTCCTAGGGTAACAGAGATGGTCGTGTTAGCAGTGGCTAGGGTCCCAACTGTTGCTATATGAGCAAGAGTATCAAATGTAGGAAAGCGGCTAATCTGGACTTCGTGAAGTGTAGCTCCAGAAGCTCCTTGCCACGATAAGGTTGGAGGATTTATATGCCGCGTTCCGTCTGCCGGCCCAAGTAACTGGGAATTCCGGATAGTCGTTAAACTAACCTTAAACCGAAAGTTAAGATCGTCACCTAGTGGTTGATCAAAGGCCGACGGTAACTGCCGATCGAGGACTACTAGGTAATCCTTACCACCAACCCACGGACCGTCAATCTGTAGAGCATAACCAACATTGTTGTAAGTTACAGTTAGAGGGGTTACAAGAGCATGGTCACTAGTATTATAAGCAGTGACGTAATCCCCCAGAGTAGCAGAAGTACTCAGAGCTCGCGTAAAGACTACTGTAACGGGGGAGGTAGTATTAAATAGCCGCCCCCCGTTGGAGGGCATAGTCTTAGAGATACGCGGGACTGTATCTGGCGAAGGAAACTGATTGACTATGCTCATTGAGATCCTCAATAAAGCAAACCGGGGCCCCCGGGTTTAACCGGGGGCCCCGGGGCTTGGGTATCCTAGACTCGGACTAAGGATTAGATGTTATTAACCAACGGTACAGGACCGTAGTTGGTCGTCACAGCCACACCCTTAGCCACAGCCATAGCCTGACCATTGTGCTTAGCACCAACACCGTAGCGCTCCCGAATGTTGGTCCGGAAAACGTCGCTACGAGGATCGGTCCATTCCTTAACGGTTGGATCCGCACGGTTGAACAGCACCAGCGCCTCGTTCCGCTGCAGCACCATGATGCTGGCGGTGATAACTGTATTGGCCGAGTCCCGAGTCCGAACGTTCGTAGTAACGAACGGGGACATGTAGGCTGTCAGCGCGAAGGGCAGGAACCGTTGGATAGCATCCGTACTAGGATTCGGCAGGTTGGTCGGCCACGCTCCCGACATTAGTTCGCGTAGGAGTGGATCCTTAACGAACGTCGGGAAGTGGAGCGGATGGAAGACGATGCTATCCGGATTCCAACCATTCACCACAGGACCAGTTAATAGATCAACAAAGTCCAGGTGGGTGATTGTGTTGTTAGCCGTGGTGCCATCCGAACCTACACCAGTCGTAGCACCCTTCCAGGCCTCCGTGATGTTGGTGTTGTCAAAGACAACATAGGCGGCATTCTGAGCAACCGTCCAGATCCACTCTTCCTTCAGACGACGGAGAGCGTTAACCGAAGCACGAGTGTGCAGTCCGATCAGGTCGTAAGACGAGTCGGTAACCATCTCCTCAGTAATCGCAATCTGGACCATAGCCTTCCGGATACGAGCAGAGCTCATATGCCGCGCAAAGTCCAGCTGATCATCCTGAGTGATTTCACCTTCGTCCACGAACCGGGCGCGAATAGCACCAGTGGACAGCCACTCAATCGAGGAGCCCGAACCTTCGACCCGAACCTCGTCCGCAAACAGGTCCTGACCGATCATTATTGGTTCGGTTGGCTCCGAGATGGTGTCCTGGAAGACCTTCGGGAACAGCACAGTGGCGTCCGAGGTCTTCAAGAACTCCTGAAGCGAGGGCACCTGACCTTCCTTTAGCTTCCGATCGATGTGCTGATCCAGAGATTCACTCTGGCACACATGCTTTCGGAACTTCGGATCAATCAGGGAACGCAGAGAGGCATAGGAAGTTCGAAGCTGAGTCTTCTCTTCAGGGCTCTTATTCCCGAAAAGCTCACGCTCCCGGCTCTCCCCAAATGCCTTGATGGTTTCATAAATCGTCGACATTCGAGAGACCTCCTAGAAGAGCCGAATCACCATGATGCCGGTAGCACCAGCAACATCGTGAAATGCGCGCCAGCCCGGACCCTGTCCACTCACCGGACCATCTGTTAGATTCTGAATCCCAGACTCCCAGTCGAGACCTCCTAGGTAATCAAGCTCGTAGTAATACGTGGCCTGAACCGTAGCAGTCGTCGCCTGAGCAGACGAGAAGCGAACATAACCATCACGGGGGTTGACCTGGTAGTTATACCCGTCACCCGAACCGTAGACACCACTTACGTCCGCCTTGTCAAGCGTCACCCCACCCACAATAATGTGGACCGGATGACGGAATGACACGTTGTCGTTCGTAAAGTAGTAAATGGTGTTAGTTGAGTTAGCCCTCAGGGACGAAGCGGGCGAAAGGCCCATAACGATAGAACTACCGTCAATCGTCCGTGAGAGTGTAGCAGTTGTCGATGTTTGGGCGACAGTAGCATTACCATCGTTAGTGGAGGCCTTGAGGATGTTGTTGGGGAACATCGCCTCTACTGGCCAGCCCATCGAGTCCGTTACGAACCGGAGCCAGCCCTGCGGGTCAACTCGAGTGTCGATCCACTCAAGTTTACCCACGGCAAGTTCCGGAGAGTCTGAAGCGGAAACCCACGGGACAAAGACCCCGCTAGCACCTGACTTCAGCCACCGACCATTCGGGAAGTCCTCCAAGGCACCATTCGTCGCTGCGACGAATGGGTACTTGATGTAGTAGTCCTGAATGGGGGCAGCGGCTGTGTCACTACTACCAGCCCTCTGGTTGTAGAGACTTCCCTTTACGTAGTTCTTCTTGGAAACGCCTGCAGGGATTTCACCTGAACCACAAATGTCAACCTGAGGCTGAGCACTACCGGCTCCGGCAAAATGCAGAATCGTACCACTCTTAATAACGAGGGGTTCCTGGGTAGAAGGGTCACGACCAATCGTGGCGAGATCCGGATTAAGGGCCAGATCCCCTGTAGGGACGTTCATCATCCCGGTGTTACCACCGAGCATGAAGTCACCGATTGCGTGGACGCTTCCCGGGATTTGCAGCCCCCCGACTAGATCCAGCGGTGAAGGCATGTTAGCATCTCCTGCGAGTGCAGTTAGTCGGTGCCTCTACTGGAAAGCACCGCTTAGGGTAGATCCCCCAGTTGGGTCAAAGCATTTGCTGGAAGGCCAAAGTAAGTGAAATACTCACCACTCTCTGTAACAGCGAGGGTGACTACTTCGTCCTCTTCTTCCACCAATGCCGTCTGCTCAGCTTGTTCCGTCGCAACATTCATGCCCTGCTCTTCTCCCAAGACAGGAACTCCGTCGAGTGAGTGATAGCGGGCAATCAGACCCTTGACTTCCTCTAAGGTAATCTCAGGCTTGACGGCTTCCGATTGAGTATCCATGATCGGGGGTGCAGTTCTTTCCAGTAGGTCACTAAACGTATCCCGAAGGGAATCTAAGGATCTATTGGAGAGAAGCTCGAAGGTAGCAGCCTCATCCGTGACCTCGCCCCGCTTGAATCGAATCTTAGCAACCGATTCAGCTAGAACGTGAGCCTCGGCTTGTTCATAGGTGCCCATCTTCGATTGGAACTCCTCGACTGTCCGGGAAAGTTCATCGACCTGAGCCTGTAGAGACTCTTCGGCCTCATGTGACTCATGAAGCTGTTCCCTTAGATCGAAGTTTTCCTGAGTCAGATCGGAAATCTGACAACCCTCTTCAGAGTCATCATTACCGAATCTTTCTTTCTGTGTTTCTAGGAACTTCTGAGCAGCTGATTTCTCATCTTCAGAAGCTCCCTTAACTTTACTGACCATCTGTAGAGCAGCAACGACGCCTGAATAGACGACGACCTTCTCTCCTGAGATGATGTCAGCAAATGGTAGCTTATAGGACCCGCGGTTTTGGGGATCACCAGTAACTAGGGCAAAGCCTTGACTGGCCTTGTCAACACCGATCGTGCCATCAGAAACGGCATGATCGAGCATCCTATTTCTGGCTGCGTTTCCATCCCAAGCTCGGTTTCGGTTGCTGTGGAGTGATAGATCTGAAGAGCGTTCTGTAATCTCTTCATTGGGCGAATCCTCAGTCGGGTTACTTTCCGAGACTTCCTCGGATGTGGTATCCTCTTCCGCATTTTCGCTTTCCACCACTTCATCAACCCCGTGTTCCAGGGGCGAACCATCACCAGCTTGGTCTGCATCGTCGCTCACCTCTTCCTCCGAGCCAACCCAAATAGAATCCACCATAAGGGATTCTATCAAGGAGGGATCAGTAAGAGGGATGCGACGCCCAGACAGGGCGAAGTCCTTCTCATTAAAACTACTTAGCTCCTCGGTCGTCCAGGGACCCTTCTCAATAAACCGTTCGTGGTCCTCAGGGAGCCCAAAGAGCTGACCGAGCGTCGGGTTGTCTGCCATAGACACGCTCTCCTTAAATCCATCCACTAAATGGATAGAGGTAGTCAGTCGCTTTAGAAGGGAGGGATCACTAATGTGATACATCTCCCCTCCTAACCCCACCTGTATGGATGGTCGACGTACTCCGGCTCTTTGATCAGCCGGGACAGTGACAAATGAGTTCTCGATATTCTCGAAAGTACCTACTTTGAGATACATTAGCTGACCGTCGTAGGTCTTACCTCGGGCGTGTCCTTGCTCGACGATACAGTCAAAGAACTCCTTCTCATCCATCCAGTTGGCACCACAAACGGAGCAATGAAAGCTATCCGTTCGTGAACCTACACTGGTGGTCAGAAGTGAACCATCTAAAATCTTCTGGATGGTTGCTTGGTCGGTGACCTCATAGACCACCATTGGAACCCCAACTCCATCTTCCTCATGGTATCGAGCTTGATGAGCCCGACCTAGAGTTTCGGAATCAAGGTCGTGATTCGTAATAAGAGGCTTCCGATATGGTACTAAGAAACTCTTATAACCAGTTCGGACTCCATCTCCACGGAGTTCAGTATTTGGGTAGTAAGTATAATTAAGAGTGATTGATTCCCCATGGATTGTCTCTATCTCGGTGTATAGCCTTTCAGCTGGACGAGAGAAGAGCTCAGCTACTGTTCGTTCTTCGATTTGCTCAGTAGGAGTATAAGCAAAGGACGATACAGTCGACTGACGCAGGTATAATCCTCCGTCGTCGAGCATTGATTCGGTCTGGGGATTAAGTCTCTCCCGGAGAAGCCGGGCGTAATCACTCATTCTGAACCTTGACGGGTGGAACCGTCCTCATAGGGGGTAGCTTAGACCCTCTAATCAGTAATGGGCTGTGCAGTAGTAGGAAAATTTAGATAGGCATAATCTTGGAAGTAGATTGAAGCGACTTTATCATAAGTCATAGCCGCTTCAATCTCTGAAGTGAAATATCCTAAACTAAGCACCTTACCACCTATACCTATCTGAGCCCGCCACTTCTGAGAAGACCTATTCCATGATACCCCCTTATAACTACTCTTACTATTTCGATCGGGGCGGCAGTTCCGCATATTCTGCGTACGCGAACAGGAGCTTGACACTCCCACGACTGAAGTCGTGGGATTCTCGTTTCAACGCCGATTGCTTCACAAGAAAGTCTAACATAGGAAATTAGTAATATACTTACCTCTATCTCGTTTCCCGCACAACAGACGCTCACTAATCTGGTACATTATATACTAAATTCTTAGTCCGCCCATCTTCCGCCCCCTCATCAAACCTGCTTTGATAATGTATCGGGTCATTCCTGCACTTCTAGATCTAGTCCTACGTGCCACAGTATTGGCTGCCCGATTTACAACTTTTTTTCTTAGTCTAGGTAGAACTTTAGCTGTTTCAGTTGCGTTAATCTCATATACTAGTTGAGGTAAAGGTCGAGGGCGACGAAAACCACGGAGCGAAGTAGGAACTATCTCGACCTCAATTTCATTAACGAGATGTTGAGCGTGTAGCCACGAAGGACCCTTACCTCCAAGCGTTCTTACTACCTGTTTTGCTCTAATTACTCTTAAACGAACATCTTTACCGAAAGCCATCTCCAGTTCCTCTTGAGAATTCTCCCATACTGGAAACGGTCCCTTCATTTTTATGAGGGTTAGCTTCTTTCCCGAATTCCCTGCTCCCCATAGCTCAGAACTTCTTCCCTCCCCTAATGCATAATGAATCATAGGCTCATCCCCCCAGAATGAGCCTACACGCTGCCCTGACGCGAGCATCGTTTTACTAGCTCTGAGAGTGAACTCTTCCCCCTCTTTAAGACTATGAGCCCATTCGCCGGTATAGTGATAGATGTCCAAAGCCGAGGCTGTTGGAGGACCGGAGCCATCAATTTCTTGAAGGATAGATGGGCGCTTAGGCTTGGCCCGTCTTTTTCTACCAACTTCTCGGTACTTCTTACGAGTAGATAGCTTTCCTATGGTTGGCCTGCCTACGGAGGAGTCTGACCTCATAACTCCTTGGACCAGTAGAGAGCTTTCTCCCTTCGATCCACGAAGCTTTGACCAAAGAGACTTCTTTGGAGAGGACCATCCCCCCTCTTCTGAAATATCTCTCTCCTCTAAATATCTCTTAAATGCCCTTTGGCTAGAACGTCTAGGACTATTAGCAGCTTCTCCCTCTGAAGCTACAGTCTCATAGCTATCGAGACCCTGCTTCCTCCATAGCTGCTGTCTTCTAGAGACTGGTCCAATTAATTCCTCATGAAGTTTAAAGGCACGATCCCAAGCGTCCTTCTCACTATCTAACGAGAATAGCCCGTGATGAGGTATACGCCGCCAATCTGAGAATTTTTGCTTTGAGATATCCTGCTGAAAATGACCTACTTCATGCAAAAAGGTAATCGAAGCTAGTTCATCAGATAACGCCACCCCCATAGAATTAGGTGACACTCCCATGATAACAGTGCTATGACCAGGGACGTAGGCTCCTCCCACTACGGGACCCAAGAGTACTTTAAGACCCCTTTCTTCTAGAACTTTTCTCGCAGGATTCCTTTCCCACTGAGACTTAGTAATCTCCAGTAGTTCTTTTCTTCCCCAACCTGTAAGGGTTAATCTCTGAAAATGCCTATTCTCTTCTGCTATTCGCTGTGCTAATCTCCCCTCTCTATATTGAGCTTTCCAAGCAGATCTAGCGTTATTGCCAGTTCTCTGATACTCGTTAATATCAGCAGTTGTCATTAGAGACTAAAACCCATAGACCGCATCGTGGACGGATTCCGTCAGTCGTCTTGAAGCAACTCGCCGGTCCTTCTCCTTATAAGTAAGGTAAGCCCATCCTGCGCCAACAGCGCCTAGTGGAGCAGCTTCCCACATATCCATCCCAAGACCCTTGGCAATTTGGGACAAAGATAGCTTGTCGAGACTCCCCGCCTTGACTAGCATTTCCTCCAAAGCAGGAGAAGCATCCATAGCGTGCCAAGTTCTACGAAGCTTTCGCTTTAACTTGTCGAAGGTTGAAGCATTAGCAGGAAGATCTTCGAAATGCACCATTCCACCAATAAGTGGGCCAAGAGTTCTAATTCTAGGAATCTCTTTCTCTTCTTCTGAAGCCCGTAGAGCCTTCATCGCTTCTATTTCGTCTCCCCCCATCTCTTTAACCTTCTTAGCTAGAGGACTTTCCTCGATAGCTTTCGTAATTCCAACGTGTAATCTTTCGAACACATTCCCCTTAGCCCCCTTAACACCTTTCCATCCCGCTTGAAGACTATAGGATTCCATCCCCATTCTTCCAGCTACTGACATTTTAGCACCGAACTTGATCCATCCTTCCCAGAAAGCTTCAGCAGCAGCTAGAGGAGTTCCCTTTTCCTTGAGCCATTCAGTAGGACTTCGAGTAAGAGTAGCATAGGATTCATCTAGCGCCGGCCAGTCTCCTTCTCCTACCCCCTTAAATGCTTTGTTGATACCAGCTATTGTATCTTTCAGAAAAGAATCATCCTTCAAGAACTTAAACTGTAAGAACTCGTCCGAGAACTTCATAGATCCTAGGATCTTTCTAGTTGCAGAGCGAACTGGGGAACCCTTAGATAATATGACATCAAAGAGCGAAGTACCAATGCCACCCACTGCAGCATTAGCAAAAGCCCCAGCAGCAGCTCCTGTCCTTCCTCCTCCCACTGCAGTATAGGCTGCATTGGATACTGCCATTGGAGCAATAGCTCCAATTAGTGCTCCTCCTACCGCTCCACCAACCCCAAACCTTGCACCTCCCAAGGCCCCCATAGATGCACCACTAGCAAGACCAGCAGAAAAGACTCCTAACCCTGAAGACTTTGTCCCCCTATTATTAGTTATTCTCCGCTGCTGGTAGGCACTAAAAGCTGAAGCACCAATTGCTGTAGGAAGAGCAAGAGTTGTAGCCCGGACGGCAGGATCGGCCCAGTTCTCTTTGATCCCCTTACCAACTTCCGGAAGGAGATGCCAGCCTACCTTAGTAAGATCGTACCCAACACCCGCAAACAACTTAGCGGAGGCGAAATAATCCATTAAGCCCTGGGAGATTTTCATAGGAAATCTCCTACGTACTTAACTCCCGCGAGCAGATCATCTATACTAGAGATATGAAGCTCATCGCCCAAGTCAAGTTGCTTCCGACGCCGCAGCAGGCGGAGCTTCTTTCCCGTACCTTGATTGCGTCGAATGCCCTGTGCGACCGGCTGAGTACGAGAGCCTAGGAGACCCAGACTTTCGGACAATACGCTCTCCACCACCTCTGCTACCATGAGGGGCGCAAGACGTTTGGGCTCTCGGCCCAGTCCACCGTCCGTGCCATCGCCAAGGTTGCCGACGCCTACAAGATCGATCAAAAGACGCAACGGACTTTCCGTTCCGAGGGTAGCATTTCCTACGACGACCGCCTGATGTCCTGGAAGATGGACCAGCAAATCGTTAGCATCTGGACCATCGAGGGACGTATCAAGATCCCCTTCGCGCGTGGTCCTCGGCAGGCTGAGTTGCTCCGTACTCGACAGGGCGAAAGCGATCTGTGTCTTATCAACGGAATGTTCTTCCTGAACGCCACCTGCGACGTTGAACCCCTGAACTCGAAGGACTTCACCGATTTTCTTGGTGTTGACCTGGGGGTCGCCAACCTCGCCACGACATCCGATGGTGAACGTTTCACCGGGGACGCGGTGGAGGCCGTGCGGATGAAGTACCACCGCACCCGTCGATCCCTCGGGAAGAAGATAGCTCGCCACCACAAGCGCAGTACGCGGCGCAACGCCCGCCGTGCGCTGAGGAGGATTGGGAATCGCGAACAGCGGTTCCGTAAGCACCAGAACCACGTCATCTCCAAGCAGATCGTCGCACGCGCCGAAGACACCGGACGCGGGATCGCCGTCGAAGAGTTGACGGGGATCCGCGGCCGGACCCGGTTCCGCAAAGGCCAACGTGCGAAGATGGGCGGATGGGCATTCCACCAGTTGCGGTCCTTCCTGTCGTACAAGGCCCAACTCCACGGTGTCCTCCTCGTCACAGTCGACCCTCGCAATACGAGTCGCACCTGCAATTAGTGCGGCCACTGTGAGAAGGCCAACCGCCCGTCTCAAGATCGCTTCCTCTGTCTGGCGTGTGGCCATCAGGCCCATGCCGACATAAATGCTGCAGTCAATATTGCTGCGGCTGGGGCCGCTATAAGTCGACCTAAAGGACCGGAACCGCAGTTGCTGTGTAGTACAGGTCCGAAGCTTCCAGATAAATCTTGAAGTAGCTTATATCCAGAGACCTCCACCTGAAGTTTCTCGAGCGACGTCAACTCCATGCTCGATAGCAGCAGCAGCAGTCTTTGCCGCTCTTCGCCCTCTCCTAGACATAAGACTAGCTGCACCAGCGAAAGCTGAGGCGATAACTGCCTTTACCCCTTTACCTGCTAGATTATTTCCTTTAACTGGTGCGGATAGAAGCCCAGGCAGAGCATGGGTACTCTCACCTAAGAGAAGAGCTCGTTGTGTAGCTTGTTTCTCCTGGGATTCTACCAACTCACTTACAACTTTAGTAATGACAGTAGACTCAGCTTGAGTATGAGTCTGAAGCCTTTGTGCAACAGTCTGTTGCAGATGACTAGCTCTTTGGACTAAAGCCCTTGTCTCTGAACTACTCTGCCTGCTTGCTGCGAAGACATCTAGTAGTCCAATAGGTGTTTTTACTCGTCTACCTGAGCTAGGATCCTTTCTCCAATAGGAACCAGTATTTCTGCGTACCTTATCAATACCTAGAATTCCCGATCCACGACGCCGTAGGTTTTCGGGAGTATCAGATAAGAGGATCTGTACACCAGACTGTTGATTTCGTAGTTGACTAGTACTAGTCTGCCCTAGGCGATACTGAAGTGCCGTTCGTAACTCAGACTCGCTACTAGGGATAGTACCATTACGAGAGGTCTGTTCCTGAATGAAATCTTGGATGACTTGTGAGTTATAATCTAGCGGAGAGTCTAAATTATCAAGTATATCCTCTATCTCCTTGACAAGTTGATGGGCCCGCTCACTCGGTTTTAGTATACCTAATTTGATATCCTGCTCAACCTCAGCAGTTCTTAGAATACGGTCCCCGAGCTCTTTAACCCTTCGGTACTTCCCAGAGTATCCTCTGACTGGATGCACAGGAAACTCAGGCTCTTCCTTTTGAATAAGCAATTCCAGCTCACGGCTAAGCCCACCTCTTTCTCTGATCTCTTTTTGTGCTCGTCTACTATGCTGACGCAGTCTCCTGACATTACGACTGAGCTTTTGATTGAGGTGCTCCTCAGCCTCAGCTAGGAGTTCTTCTCTTTCCCGAGAGTATTGGTAGAAACGCGAACCGGGCGTCCCTGCACGGTATCGGGTTCTATTAAATTCAACCTGATCAGGACGAAGTTGTTCACTTTCAAACTGACCACTAACCCCTCCAATTGAGTGAGCAGCCCCAACCGACACATACTTTTCAGCACCTTCTAGCTCACTCTGCAGATAGGTAAGTCGGGCTCTTACCTCACTCCATCGTGGTGTGTCGCCTGGAGACTTAACACTCGGACCTTGGAGTATATCTCTGCGCGCTTCTGGTGTAGTCCAATCTCTCCCAACCTCTAAGTGAACAAATCGAGCAGGAACAGTCTCCCCAGTAAGCTCTTGTCCAGGATCGATGAGCCACTCCGACTGTGTTTGTTGGATCGCTGCAACTTTTCTAGTTAGATCTACTTCTCCAGCTTGTCCAGTTGTAGTCTCCTTCATTGTAGAAGTAGCAGGCCACAATGGAGTGTCAGCAGGATACACATAAACAGCAAATGGTTTACGTGTATCTGACGCCCCTCTTATGGTATCAGAGGTGGAGTAATGGGGGAGAACACGATCAGAGAAGTAGACCCCTTTTCTAGTTGCAGGATCTAAATCGCTGTAGTTAGCTCCTGGTAACGTATAATCTTGACCTACTATCTCAGGAGTTGGACCAGCATAGCCTTTAACACTAAAGATAGGTATCTTGCCATGTCTTTGGTAAACATCGACAATGGCTTGGGTCTGTGTCCTAAGATCCCCCTCCTCTAGCTTTAGTTTTCGGAGATCTGCGTATAAGGCTTCTAAACTATCCATGACTAGGCAGAGGTTCTAGGTTGTCCTACGTTAGAGCCACCACTAGAATTAGGTTGTGGATTAACCTTTGTTCCTAGTTCGGCTAGCCTCTTGTGATAGGTGTCATCTACACCCGTCTTACTATCAGCTGGCTCAAGACCGATTGTCTTACGTACTTCGTTGAGACCCTTGACACCCATGATGTACTCTTGGATGTTGTGGTTCTCGACCTTAATCCGCTGCGATGGATTAAGTTCTCTATATTCAAGACGGACTCGGTGCTCAGGTTTATTGACGGGGTTAAAACCTCCCTCATAGAGAAGCTCAAAGAAAACAGAGGTCTCGAGTTGTCGTAGATGATCACGATAGACCTCGGCCCTGTCTACCATCTCCGATGTTACGGTTTCACTAGATGCCCTGTTACCAGATCCTACGGCTCCCAGTGAAATCTCCGAGACTCCTAAGCCAGCCATAACTCGTTCACGGAAGAAGTGGAGTAGTCCTTCAACTCTAAGGGCTCTTGACTCAGAACCGTGAACATCAAGCTCGGTGAATTGGTTAGTGACGAGATACCCACTATGTGGGTTGAAGTGAGCAAGTAGCTCGTCAGTCTTCTTGATGAGAGCTCCACCACCTGGAATATTATTGCCAGCCCCGACTCTAGCATGAATAATAGGGTTGATGTTCTTATAGACCATCTCGACGACAATATCCTCTAGCATCCGTAGGATTCGGATATCTTCAAGAACGGGAAAAAGATGGGAAAAACCTAGAACTCCACCAGGAGGCCGGTTGTAGTAGAGGTGGAGAACACGACTTGCTGGCCACGCCTTTCCAGCAGAGAGCCCATAGATTCCCTGCTCATCTTTAAGTGTGATTGCTTTGATTCTCTTGAAGCTGTCCAGGACAAAGGAGGTTCGTTCTGTTGGCAGAGTGTAATAGCCCGCAATTGGACTACTTTTAGCTGACTCTAAGTCCGTCTCTTTACGTGTTCGATAACGAAGCAGAAACACGTTGGCATATTGAACTAGGCTCAGAGTAATAGAGCGGTACCACTCTTCCATACTTTGACCATTGAGCCAGCACATCATCCATAAGCGCTCTGTCAGCCACTCTGCTGCTTTTGGATCCTCAGAAGAAAGAGTGATGCCACCTTTGAGGACAAGGTCTACATACTTATTGATTGATTGTTCTACATAAGCATCAATCTGGTAGAACTTGTGAAGCTCGGCTAGACCATTAGCCATGTTAGTGTCGAGAGATCTAGAGAAATCAGGTCCCTCGAGTACGCCCTTACTACCAATAGCAGAAAGGTCTAAGTTATCTAAAGCCGAGCCTGTGATAATCATTATCTCGCCCCGT